TGAGACGGAGCAGAAGCTGTCTGAGACGGAGCAGAAGCTGTCTGAGACGGAGCAGAAGCTGTCTGAGACGGAGCAGAAGCTGTCTGAGACGGAGCAGAAGCTGGCAGAGGCGCTGGCTGAGATTGAGAGACTCAAGAGGGAGAATGACTCGCTGAAGAAGGTGGACGATGCGCGCATGAAGGAGATTGAGGATCTGAAGTCCGAGAATATGGCGCTGAAGAAGAGGTGCAAGGACAACGACAAGGAGTTGCTGAACTACATGAATAAGAAGACGGCAGATATTGCCAACTTGCTCAGCGAGAACCATGAGCTCAAGGGCAGGGTAAACCAGCTCATAGAGCGGATCAAGAACCCAATGTTGGGCGCTATCCCTTCTCGCCCTTGGTAATTTAAAAAACAAAGAACCCTAACCTAAATACAAAGAAAAGAGCCTTTTTTTCATTGGATTCTGGGTTAAGAGCCTCTAGCTCAGACCACTTTTCTTACTGCGGAAAAAATTGAGAAGCATCCTCTTCATAATTTTCTTGCTACGCAATAAAATTGAAACCCAACCTCCTTTTTTAATGTATCATTCGCTATTCTATAAACATTCTTAAGCATACAAACAAGATGTCCGCATTTACCATGAACTCTATCATTGAGCGTCTGGAGGAGGATAATACCAGCCTGAAGGCAGAGAATGAGTCTCTCAAGCAGCGGGTGGTGGCGATGACGAACCAGCTGGCTGGGAATCGCAAGGAGAATAAGAAGATTCTCGAGGCGCGCGATGCGGAGATCGCCGAGTTGAAGAGTCAGCTCTCTGAGGCGGATAAGAATTGGCGACTCATGTGCGGCGAGCGCAACACGACGTGCAAACTTCTCAAGGAAGCATATGATAACTACACTTCAATGAAGGAGAATCTCAACGACGTCATTGAGGCGCGCGATTACAAGATTGTGGAGCTGGAAGATCAGCTTAATGAGATTGTTAATGATCGTGATGCCGATATGCTACAGCTACAGAACGACCTGAACGAAGCAAAGGTTGCGCTGGAGGCCATGCGAATCAACTGGAACGTAAGCAAGGCTTACACGGACGAGGAGATTAGTAAGCGCAACACCGAGATTACAGCTCTTAAAAAGAGCCTCGCTGAGCAGATTGACTTCACGGAGCGCGCGATTACGCATGCCAGTAATACAGAGGGGGAGATGATGATGAAGAATGCCGAGCTTACCGCACGCGTCGGCATGCTGAGTGAACTTTCTGAGCGCCAGGCAAATACAATCCATGATATTCAGATTGAGATGGGATGCAAGCACGATCAGCTCACACATACTAAGGCACAACTTGCGCATGCAAATGAGATGCTTACTGCAATCGGTACAGCATCTTCTTATATTGCAAATATCCTTTCTCATAAGCAGTAAATAGTAAATAGTAAATAAAAAGAGAAGATGAAAAGTGAAATGCTTTTTTATTTGAGAGTTTGAAGAAATAAAATTGAATTTTATTTCCAATACTTACTCATATTCCCAATGTATTCTTATAGGACTCATCCTGCTCTAAAGGTAACACGCGTAAACGTAAACGTAAACGTAAAGATGGCTACTATGTTTGAGCCCAAGCCGCGGATGACTCGCAGCATTACGCAGTCTCATAATGAGCGCCTAGCGTTCAAGCAGTTCACAAAAGCTCAGTTCAAGATTAATGTGAATGAGCTGGTAAATGCAGAGTTGTACAATCGTGCTTCTATTATTAGTGGAGATACGATTCGCTCTCTAAAGACCAACTATACGCCTCAGCAGATGCGCGCCTTTCTGCTGATTGCTGACTCTAAGAACTATCAAGATGGAAGCTTTGTGAAGTATGACGTGGTTGCACCAAAGAAGATGAACCGCGGTATTGATTATACTATTGAGGTAGAGGATACATTCCAGATTATTGATGATGATGTTGTTGATATGAGTGATTCTGATAGCTACAAGGCATAAATTATAAGATAATAAAAATTGAAACTCAAAAAAGCTTTTTTCATGTATCATTTTCCAAGATGACTTCTCCCAAGACATCCCTTGAGACTTGTATGGTAGAGTTTCAGAATACCGATCACAAGTTCTACACAATGGAGAAGCGTCCTATTTACAATACATCAAATGGGTACTTTAATCCAGAGTCTTGTAGTGCTGATTTTAATATTGTGACTACTTGGTATGCTGATAAGGTAGTGCGCCAGTACAATAATGAAGGCATTATAAAGACTTGGTATTACCGTCCAACTGTACAAGATGTGTTTGATGGATACTGTGGAACTGGCTGTTGTGTGAAGTTTAATAGCGATGGTTCTATTTACATGAACTGGGGTAGTTTTACTTGGTATTATGGTCCTCTGATTGATGGAGAGTATGAAGAAGCATATGAAGGTTACGATTCGGATGACGAGCCATGCGATCGTTGCCGTTCTTGGCGTTGCGAGTGTGGATATGGTGGAGGTATGTGGAATTAAATAGTATAAGAATAAAAAGAAAACAAAAGATATTTTTATTTATGTGGATCCAAAATTTTCCAAAAAATTGAATCGCTTACCTAAACAAAGGTTAGTATTCCAATTAGTATAAAATGTCTGCTGCTAAGATTACTGCTCTAGAGAAGCGCGTTGCTGAGCTGGAGAAGAAGGTGGATGAGCTTCTGAGCCAGAAGCCTACGGTCGGTGGTAAAGTAAAGAAGGAGAAGGTCAAGCGTGCCCCTAGCGCTTGGTCTCTCTTTGTAAAGCATGTGACTTCTGAGATGAAGGCTGCCAACCCCGATGGTAAACTCAAGCTTCCTGAGATTGCGGCTGAGGCGAAGAAGCGCAAGGATTCTGGTCGTTACGATGAGGCTCACTGGAAGGAGATGGCTTCTAAGCTGACTGCGTAAACTTATAAATAAGAATAAAAACTAATAAAAATCAGAAAAACTTTTTTATTGCTTTTTATTAGATGTCTAATTTTAATAAGACTTTAAATGCGTTTGCTGAAAAGTTAGAAAAATTTCATATTAAGAGCCCAAGAAGTCTTGAAAGACAGAAACAGAAAAATGCGGAAGCAATTGCTAGAGCGGAAGCAATGGAGGAAGAACTAAAAGCCTTTAGAACTGCGAGAGGTTCTACAGCAATTGAAAGGTCTCTTGAACAATCACAAGCAGCTCCTAAATCTAGAAAGGTTGTAGCAAAGAAATCTACATATTTAAAACACTCAAGAGGAAATAATAATACAAAAAAAGGAGTAAAATCAAGAAGGCAGACAGTAATTGAAAGAAGAAGAAAAGCCCAAATGGAACGTACTAAAAAGACACGCGCGCAAAAGGCTGCTCAAACACGTAAAAATAAAAAGGCTGCTGAAACTGCGGCAGCACAATCATTGATTTTAGAAGGAAAAACACGTGCTCAAGCCAGAGGCTCAAGAAATGTTAATATGAATGGAGAAACTAAATAATCTGTATAATTGTATTGTAAACGAATAAAATTGAATTTTTATTGAACTAATTCCTAATTACTATCAATAAAAATGTACTGGTATAAGAGTTTTCTGTCAAAAGACCATACGAACATTTATATGAATATTGTTGACTTCTTAAATACGTATGATATTGAAAAGCAGACATTTAATGAAGAGATTAAGCAATACGAAGATCCAATGAATCTAAGTCCTCGCTCACAAGAAAAACGAGACTCCGCACTTGTAAAGTTTCTTAGCCTATTTGTAAAGTTTTAAGGTTTAAGAATTGTATACTACATCAAGCAGATGGAATATAAGAGACCCGGTGGAGATATATCAACATTATTAGATTTAGTAGAACGAGACGAAGAAGATAATGACCTTTTTCCACTTAACACAAATATGACTTGGTTTACTCGTGACCCAAATAGAAGAACAATTCCTTTTGTGCCCGTCGTTCAAGATTTTTCATTTCGCGGTCCCGCAAACTATGGGCAACGTTTTTCATTTGATATTGGTTCAGTTCCATGTGGAGATTTAATGTTAGGTGCTATGATTCAAATTAATCTTTCTCATTGGTTTGATTTAACTACACAACTCAATGTAACAACTGGTACATATGAATATACAAATCCAAATACCGCTTTCTTTTTTGCGAATTCACTTGGTTCTTGTATTATTGAAAAAGCTGAACTTGAGCTAGAAGGTGTAACAATTGAAACAATCGATGGTGATTTTATATATACGTACAGTGCTTTAAATTCAGATCTTAATTATCAATTTGGAATTGCGAATGATGCGTTTGGTATTGTGCCTATTCCAGATTTACTAAAATATAATCCACGAAACATATATCCAACAGAAGATGGTGTGTTATTTTGTCTATTGCCATTTTTTTTCATGAGAAATAAGTTGCGTGAAGGCTTGCCAATGGTAGCGTTAAAAGAAGGTAGCGCACGTATTCATGTAACACTACGTAGATTTGACCAAGTAATTCGTCAACGGAGAGGTTTTCGTGATACTTGTGATTCAACACCACTAGGAACAACCGCATCATTTAATAATAATACAGTACAAATACCAGTTTCACAAGTTGTTCCAGATTTTAAGCAACTAAAACTTATTACATATGGGGCATATTTAGATGGTTTTGAACGTAATAAAATGCTTCGTGATCCATTCGAACATTTAATTCGAGAAGTTCAAACATTTACATTTGATGAACCACTCAAATATGCAATTTCAAAATCAACAAATGATAGTATTACACTTCAATTGCCTTTAGAAGCAAACCATCCACTTGAAGAGATAGTTTGGTTTATACGAAGAAAAGAAACGCTCAATAACAATGAATGGGTAAATTTTAGTTCTGTTTTAGAGCGTGAATATGATGCAACATTTAATCCATTTACACCAATGTTAAAAAAAGCTATTTTACAAGTGAATGGACAGACTTTATGTGATGCGCCAGAGCAATACTATAGACAACTTATTACAAATCATCATAGTGGTGGTATAGTACCATATAGACGTTTTATTTATGGATATCCTTTTGCGCGTCATCCTTCTGAACAACATCAACCTTCTGGCTCATTCAATGCAAGTCGTGCTCAAAGTATAAGGCTTACATTAGAAGTTAAACAACCATTAAGTAGTTTTGATACAACTTGGGAAGTGAAAGTATTTTGTATTGGCCTCAATTGGTTACGATTTGAAAATGGTATTGCGAATAAACTATTTAGCGATTGAAACTTTCACATAACACCATTCTTTAATAGGAAGTCGTGTAAATGGGTCAGTTGGTTCATCTTTTTTCATAATTTCATACATTTCATCCAGTGAATAAATCATATTCTTATTATTATTTATCATATAATAATAATTATGTGTATCATATTCTTCATATAGAATTGGTGTATTCGTATCTTTTGGTATACGTATATGTTTTGAAAACATTTGATAATATAGAATACGAAATTTAGCCCATTTCATTCTTTATAGTAAGAATAGTTTAGTATAGTTCAATTTTTGTATTTTCGCGTATTACTGTTTCCACCTTTTAAAATTCCTCGTTTTCTTCTTGTATTTCTTGCTTCTTTTACTCTTTGAGAATGAGATTTCCTTTTATGTTCTTCTCTTTTCATACTACGTGATTTAGGATTTTTTCTTTCTTTTCTAAGTGTACTTCTTTTTTTTACTGCTTTGATTTTACATTTATCATGAATTATACATCTTCTTACGTTTTCATGTTTTGCGTATATACGAGTTGTTATTTCATTAAAATTAATTGTATCTTTATTTAAATATCTATCGAGTGGAAATTCATGCTCTAAGTAGAAACTTGTATACTTATATCGATTAATATAGTAAAGATTATATAATTCATTTGGTAGTTTTTTATTTCTATATATATCTTCTAAATTGTACAATTCTACATATATATGTAAGAATTCTATATATAAATCATAATTAAATTCTGCTTTTTTATTATTATTATATGTTATAGAACCTTCTAATGTAAATATTCTGGTAAACAATTCATCTAAATAATAGATTAAAAATCTTTTATAAAATACTTTTTCTTCTTCATTAAATGAATCAATTGGTTTATCTTTTATTAAGTTTAGTTTTGTATGTAAAATTTCAGCATGTTCATTTGTTATTATAATACCTCCATAATTGGAATAAAAATTACCATATCTATCATTAAAATATCGTATATTTTCTTCTTTGCCATTCATCTCTACATTATTTTCTTCACTATTCATTTCTGGACTACGTAATGATTCTAATGAAGACATTAATGAACCATTACCGCCATATTTTTTTCCTTCAATAATATTTATAAATTCATCTATCATCATTTTATATTTGGGATCGCGTCCATAATGTTCAATATCTGTAAAGACTTCATTAATTTTAGCATGTAAGTTTTTTTCTTTTAATTCTAAATAATCTTTTTTGAATTCATTTACAATAAAATATTTATAATTACCTTTCTCTTCATCTATATCTTTATATGATTTTGTTTGCTTTAGTGTTTGAATATATTTTTGTTCACTAGATTCAGTATCATAGTGCTCTAATTCTTTTATACTAATATTATGAGTATACATTTCATTTATTGAACGTGTTATTGAACGAATATTTGAAAGATTATTACTTACTTCTTTTTTTTCTTCTTGGCTCATAGTTTCTATAACATCAATTGTTAAATCTCTGATTTTATCATAGTAATTCATTAAACTATCTTTTTTTTCTTTAAAAGAATCTTCTAAATATAATCCATTTAATTGTATCATTAAAAGTCGCAGTTTAATTATATTATCTACAAGTTTGCTTTTATCATTGAATGGAATATTTTTCTTTGTAAATTTTTCACTTATGAATATTTCATATTCTTTTGACGCAACTATAGCAGCATCAATATATTCATATAATCGTTTTTCACCACTCTTAATAGATTCAATGTCAATATAATATACTTCAGATGACGCGTTCTGAAAATACATACACCAATTAATAGAATTACTATCACTAGTATCTTGTATAGTACTTACAACTTTTAAAGAATAAAATACATTTAATCCTAACAATAACGCATATCCTAACAATATTCTATCATGTGTTACTAATCCTATTACACAATCTTGCTGTTGTAATGTAGTCAATGTTTCAACGCGTCCAGTATTGGTATTATTGGAATCATATAATTCATATTCACGAGCAAAGTCTAATAAAGACAATGCTTGGCACCAATCACCAGCACGCTTTAATAAGAAATAGCTCATCATTTCTTTTGTAACATTATTACTATTTAAAATATATTTTTGTAATGCTATAAATGATGCTCTTTCTATTTGACTTATAGAGCCTAAATCTTCAATATTGTAGTTTACATTATCAACAATGAGAGTAGCATTTACTTGATTATTTGAAACTTTCGTTGAATTTATTTCAACATCACTAAATAGATTCGATTTTTGGTCTTGTTCTTCATGTATGTTAAATACTGGATATATTATCGTTGTATTTATTTTTTCTCTTAAAATAAAAATAGATATATTATTATTATCAGACGCATATTTTATTATTTTTTTAGCAGAATCTGACGTATTTTCGCTATTTTCTAATATATAAAATTCATATTTTTCTTCGGGATTATAATCGCCAATATATTGATTGATTAAATATTCTTTAACGCCTATACTTGATAATGGAAAAAAAGAAGCATCAATAATTAATACAAACTTATTCTTACTTGTTAGATTTTTAAAAGCACTTGGTATATTATAGTAAGTTTTCTTATCTTTTGTTGGGTAAAATTTTACACTATAGTTTCGCTTTACATTATTCACATTAATAATAATATTCTTATTTTCTGGTAATATTCTATTTTTAAGATTTGGTGTAAAATCAAATAATTCTTTTCTCCATGTATTGTATTGTATATCTAATATCTTTTTTAATAAATTATCTTCTGACTCCGCTTCAAAATCTTGATTCTCTGGTAAAATAAATTTATATTCTTCTTTTAAAAATTCATATACTGATTTTCCACTTAGTTTTTTTTCTAATTCTATAACATTTTTTAAATACTTTACTTTATTTTCACCTATTGGAACTGATTGTTTAAGAGTATTTATAACTGTTTTAGGACTAATACTAAAATCATGTTTAAAATCAGATTTACTAAATCTTCCTAAAATATTTTTTATAGGTGCTTCTCTTTTTTTTATTCCTAAACTCATACCCTACTATATACATATACTTTTGAATCGGCAGAAATTGTTGTTGGAAGAGAAATATAATTTAGTTGATTAAAATTTGTATTATATATTTGTTTAAATGATATAATTATACATCCACTCTTTACTTCATTTACAAGTTTTTCGATTAATTGTTCTTGAAGTTCATATGTCATAGTGTAATTGGATAATAATATCCAACAAGCGTTATTATAATTTAATGATGGATCAAGAATAGAAATACAATATACTTCTATACGCTTTCTTAAACTTTCATCACGAATCTTATTTAATGCCGTATTTGCTAATACAACCTTTTCAGAATCAGATTCTATTCCAATTGTTTTCAAAAATGAATGTTGTTTTGCCATTAATAAAGGAACTTTTCCTAAACCCGAACATATATCATAGAAATTTCGAAATGAAGGTGTTATTTTTGAAAGTGGAGCATATGTATTAAAAATTTCATATAATACTGGAATGCTTTCTTCAAGTAGTTCTTCATTATTTATATTTGATGGAAATAGTTTGTGAAGTGACTTTTGTAGTGACCGTTTTAGCGTCTTTTTACGATGGGTTGTTACTTTGCGTGTTTGAATACTAGGTGTTTCATTATTTTGTTGAACTTCCATTCTGACTAACAACAGTTTAAAAAAGACATAAAAAAACCTTAGTTGCTTTATTAGATGGTTGCTTCTCTTTTAAGAATATTTAGTAGTGGTGTTCAAGATGGAAGATTATTATGTCCAAAAGGACAACCTGATATAAAAATGTTTAGCAAGGCTTTTATCCGAAGTGGTCGTTTTACAACTCAATGGGTTCGATTAGATTTTGATACAATTCCTACTTTAGGTAATAGCTGTAGTTTAACAATTCCTCGTAAAGGTCATCTTGTATCACGTTTATATTTAGTTACTACTATGCCAGATATACAAACACAGCAAAATAGAGCAAAAACAGTTGCTGGCTCAAACTTTGCGGGACCATATTTTGGATGGACAAATAGTATTGGACATGCTTTAATTAATGAAACATATATCGAAATTGGTGGTTCTCGAATTGAACGATTAGATGGAAGGCTTTTGGAAGTGTTAGATGAATTTTATACTCCGTTAGAAAAACAGATTTCTATGAATAAACTAATCCATAGAGTACAAAACGGTTATACATCACAAAGTTTCTCAAATGAAAATCCTGCTGTTGTTGTAACTCCACTTCCATATTGGTTTAGTTGTGGTGATGCCGGCCTTGCTTTACCGATTGATGCGATTCAAGCAGATGCTGTAAAACTATTTGTATCATTTAATGATATAAATTCATTATATACTTCTTCTGCTCAAGTATCATTTTCTAATTTACCACCTGTTGCTGGACAAGCATATTATCCATTAAGTAATTCACGGTTTTACGCTTCTGATAATACTGGTTCAAATGTATTTGGATTAAATGGCAATCCGAATCAGTCTTTAAAAGTGAAAACAATTCCAAATATTACTATGACAAACAATTTTCCATTAGGTCAAACTTATGTATTAGCAGAGTATGTATATTTAGATAAGCCTGAAGCAAACAGATTCCGACTTTCTGATATTAAAATACCAATTGTTCAACATTATAGATTTGACCCCGTAGATAGCCAAGGTCTAAATATTCTAAACTATAAGTTCAGTGTACCAAACCCTACACGAAACTTATTCTTTTACATGAATCATTATGATGCAGTTCGTTATAACGCGCATTTTTTAGCAACACGCGATTTAAGCGGCAATACTTATGAGCCAGATGCTTCAGGAAATCAATACATGCCAACATCTACACCATGGTGGCCTGACGCAAGTGGTCTTGAAAATCCACAATGGTATACTAGTTTACGTAGTGGATTTAGTACACGAAATTCTGAACCACTTTCTCAAATTGTTTTACGATATGAAGGAAAGCTTGTACGATATAGTACTGATGCTCCTTCTCTCTTTCGGTCTGTGCTCCCATCCTATGAAATGAGAAAAAGTCCTTGGATAAATAAGTACTACTATACTTTGCCATTTGGATTTCAACATGGGATTTTACCACCGAGTCTTCCTTCTGGAGAAGCAAATTTAGATAAAATGCTCAATATTGAACTACAATTAAAGTTGCATGTCAATACTGGTAGTGTTAATCCTAATAACGTAAATAGATTCTTCTTATATTTATGGGCTGAAACATATAATATATTACGTATTTACGGTGGAAGGGCTGGCTTGCTTTTTGCGTATTAATTTATTTTATTTCTTTGGCTCCCAACAACATCCACTGTAATATGTGGCCCTTCTACACTATTCTTGCTTATATCACTGTTTACTTCACTTACATGAATATCTCCAACAGTTTCTACAAACTCATTTAGTTTTTTACGCACATCTCGTAAAAATCCATATTTATCGTCTTCCTTTCTCTGGTTATTCATTCGTTCTTCGTATTCTTTGATTGATTTATCAATCATAGCTTTCATTCGTGTTTCTAAATCGGGTAGCAACTCTTCACGTAATACTTTCTTCTTGTGCTTCAAATTGAGTGCCATTTCTGCTACCATTTGCTTCATTCGTTCTTTTGAATTATTATATACAGATGTATGCTCTAAGTTATTACATATATCTGGGCGCTCTAAGTCTTGTTCATGCTCAAACTCTTTTTCGAATTGCTGAATTACATCATCTGGTATTTGTGGCGATTGTTCAATAAGTCTATCTAAATCTTGACGACATAAGCTAATAAAATCTAATGAATCCATACGGTCATCAGGTTTCTGGGCTAGCTCTACCGCTATTAAACGATTAAATTTGCCCCATGATACAGCAGAAACTCTATGTGCTTCTGAATTTTGAGCATATCTAAAAAAATTACCTAGAGTTGTTAAAATAGCCGTAAAAAGAGAAACAATTCCAATACTAATTTGCCCGTATTTCTGTCCATCTGGTATATCACCTACTAAACCTGTTAAACCTACACTTGCTGTTCCCGTAACAGTAGAAAGTATAATAACTGGAATTGTTATAGCATTATTATACGCTGAAAGTTTTTTCTCCGTTCTATCATGTAACCATCTATAACATGAAGCATAATCTGACCATTTTGCTAATAAGGTTTCTTGCTCTGATGTCCATCCATTTTGAAACTTACGTGCTTTATTACCAGATAAATCACGAGGTGTATTTGAGCCAGAATTTTTTACTAATGACATCCTACTTTATAGACTATTTTTTTCATATACCGCCCATCCATTTCGTTCATTCGTAACTTTATGTTTCATAATCCATTCAGATGAATTATCGAGTAACTGTACTATTTCTCTACACTTTTCAGTATTTATATCATCTAGAATAAATACTTTTGTTGTATCACGTAATTTCATAAACTCAAAATATGTTAAATATTCGGAACCATCTAATAATACTACATCTGGAGATACATTATCAAATTTTATATGCGATACATTTGCTAAATTCTCTAAATCATCACGAAGCCAATCCATATTTAAATTTTCAAATCTTTCTAGAATCATATTCGTATTTGAAATATCATGTGTGCTAATTATTGAGCCATGAACGCATCGAACATATGGTATATTCTTATATTTTTCTTTTGATATTTCAAATAATTCTTTATTAATTTCTAATGTTAAAAAATAAAAAGGTTCTTCTCTATGTTCAAACCCTTTTGCAAAACAGTATGTTGAACCACCACCATTCCATGTACCAATTTCTAAATAGTTCTTGAATCGAATATCTTGCGCATATGATGCTATTACTTGACCCATCGCACTTGTATACTTGATTTGACCATCGTTTACTACGTTTTCCATTATTTCTCTTCTTTCTTCTTCGCGAATCGTTTAGGCTTTGAATTTGCGTTTGTTTCATAAATCTTTTTAGCAGCTTCTTCAGTTAAACCCTTCACATCTAATCCAGATGGAATGGATACGAACACTGGTTTCTTCCCTTTTGGTGTAGTTTTTTTCATCATATACGTTCCATAAGGGCCATTTTTAAACACGAACTCACCAAGACTATGAATTGTATCGGATTTTTTTCCCAGCTTCTCAACTAATGTTTCAACTGTATCGCCAGGTTTTAATGAAATATTTTCACCTTTGTAAGTTACATATGTTCCAAACTTTCCTTTTTTACGAATAAATGGTTCGCCTTCATAATATCCAAAGATATCTGGCTTGTCTTTTTCTTCAAGAAATTTCTCAACAATTGTATCATTTATTGCTTTAAACTCTACATTGGCTGGCCAGCCAATAAACTGTTTCTCTTTTACTAAGCATGGACCGTTTCGTGTAATCACTGCTTCATATCCATTTGATAATACAATCTTTTTTGAATTACTGATTTCTTTTGCTGGAACTTTTTTCAACGTTTCATACTTTGTTTTATACGAATTATATGTATCACTACATAGTTTGCGCCATTCTTCTGAACCGCTCTCTACTAAATCAAGCCGGTCTTCCATTTGCTTTGTAAATCCATAATCAAATAAGTTGTTAAATTCACGCATACAAAACTCATACACTTGAATTCCAAGATTTGTAGGATACATCTTATTTTTCTGACCAGCAACTTTTTTCTTATTTTGTTCACAATTACATGGCCATACAAAAGGCTCACTTAACACTAGTTTTCTTAACATTATTTCTTTTGATTCTTCTGTTTTAGACTCCACATAGTTTTTATCAAGAATAGAAGCAACAAGACTCGCAAATGTTGATGGACGACCAATCCCTTTCTTTTCTAACTCACGTACAAGTGTTGCCTCATTGTAACGATTTGGCGGATTGCTAAACTTTTCTTCTGCACTTAGCGATAGCCACTTAATTTTTTGATTTAGTTTTAGATTTTCAGAACTATTCCAAGCATTTGTTTCTTCTTCTTCTTTTTCATCTAAATTTGCTTCACTTTGCCCCACAATCTTCCATCCTTGAAACGTTGTTCGTTTATATGTAGATTCGTGTACAAACTCACTTGGATCATTATCAATAATCCATTGAATCTTTCGTTCATCGCCTTTTGCTGGTGCCATCACACTTTGAATAGCACGTTTATAAATTAGAGTATAGATTTTTTGTTCATAATCGGTTAATCCAGAAATTTTTTGTGTTTCGAAATGAGTTGGACGGATACATTCGTGTGCATCTTGTGTTTTAGCATCAGACTTACTTTTACGAACAAATGAAGATATATAATTTTCACCATAGTCTTGAATAATTTGCTTTTGTGCTTGCGCAATAGCCTCTTCACTCATAGTTGCGCAATCAGTTCGCATATACGTGATATGACCTGCTTCATATAGTTTTTGGGCTATTTTCATAGTATTTTTAGGATTACTACCATACAAAGCAGATGCTTCTTGCTGTAGCGATGAAGTGATAAGTGGAAGAGGTGGATTATGAATTGTTGGTTTTGTAATTATAGTTGTAATTGTAGCGGTTTCAAGTGTGTGAATATTTTCTAAATAGTTTTGCGCATCTTCATGTGATTCAAGAGTATCTATCATACGACCACTGAACTTTACAGTTTTATCTGACCAAAGACCTTTTACTTCAAACGTGCTACATGTCTGAAAATTTTGTAGTTCTTTTTCACGCTCTACAATAATTCGTAAAGCGGGTGTTTGACAGCGACCGGCTGAAAGTGCTGGTCCAACAAAACGCCAAAGAAGAGGTGAAATAGTAAATCCGACCATCAAATCGAGAACTGCACGTGCTTGTTGAGAATTTACACGATTCATATTAATAATACGAGGGTTTTGAATTGCTTTTTGAATAGCAGATTTAGTGATTTCATGAAATACAATTCGTGGATTTGTTGCTATGCTAAGTTTTAAAGCAAGAGCAACAGAATAAGCGATAGCTTCGCCTTCACGGTCATCATCACTTGCTAAGTAGACTTTTGATGCTTCACTTGCTGCTTTCTTTAGTTCACTAATTGTTTTAGATTTTTCTTTCATAAATTCATACTCTGGATTAAAACCATCTTCGATATGTAATGATTTGAGGTCTTCAACCAAATGGCGAATATGGCCCATAGAAGCAAGAACTTTCCAATCAGAGCCTAAGAAACTTTGAATTTTGGAAGTCTTAGCTGGACTCTCAACTATGACTAAATTCATTTTGCTTTAACTAATAATAATATTGTAAAATTTATACAATTTTATTGTTTTTTAGTAATCACCTAAAAAGATATACTATCCATAGTTAGGATGGATAATATTTGTAAAATAAAAGATGATGATGAAATTCTACAAGATGAATTAAATCGTTATAATTTCAGAAGATTTACACCAGAAGAAATTCAAAAAAAGTATTCTCCGTTTGAACGAATTTCAAAGAAAAAAGAGATAAACTTTTTATTCCAAAAAAAGAAATATAGTCCTAAACTTGAAGGTAAAGTAAGTTTAGAAGATTTATTATCGAAAATAGAAAATCTAGATTTATCTGGTAATTCATTTAGCCCTCATACACCTACGTTTTCACCATTTTCTAGAGGTTCATCCCCTGTACCAGAACTAAATTTAGATAAACCAGTACTAAAGGAAAATGACAAGATGGAAGTAGATGGATAGACAAGATGTAGCATATTTATTAAATAGTACTCCAAAGTATTTTTATATACTTGAACTACATGTTGCATTGTTACGAAGATATGCTCCACATTGTAAATGGCCAGTATATTTTGCTACCGAATATCCTAATGATCCTATATGTAAAGTTTTAAAAAGTTATAATGTAAACATTATAGCATTAGAAAAAGAAAATTCTAGTTTTTTAGCTTCACGGCGTCGCGCTTTAGAACTATTACCAGACTCTATTCAATATGTACTGCCTATGCAAGAAGATTTTTTATTAGAGCGTTATATTGATATAAATGCTATTGAAGATTCATTAAATATTCTTGATAATGACAATGATACTATTGCAATACGTTATATGCCGTGCCCTGGACCAAAAGAAATAAATCCAAATGTTGGTAAATTCTGGAAACTATTTCAACAAAAGTTTGATTCATATTTATTCAGTTTTCAAGCAACGATGTGGAAAAAAAAATATTGTTTAACATATTATAAAATAATTACACATGAATTAGATGCAATAGCAATTGAAGATATAAAACGTAACCACATTGAAGTAAAGTTAAATATTGCAGAAAATTCAGATGGTCAGAATCTATACTCTTATATTTTTAAAGATAAGAAAACGCTAGGATATATAAGAGGACATAAATATCCAAATGCTGTTTATATGAGTCCATGGCCTTATAGACCTACCGCAATTGTAAAAGGGAAACTTCAAGATTTTGCGAAAGAATTAGGTGAGCGAGAAGGATTTATTCTAAAAAGCGTTCCCTGAAAGAACATGTACCTCTTAGAAAGCGTTCCCTGAAAGAACATGTACCGCTTAGAAAGCGTTCCCTGAATTATTAATATTTACAAATAGTATATTTCTATCATTTAAGTTTGTATTAATAACAAAAGTTGATGTTTCAATCCCTGTTCTAAAAACATCATTGCCACCTATTGTTTTAATAGAGCCCATTCCATCAGAAATATAATGAACAATACTCACATTTGAATTTATAACGGTTGTATCAAATTCTAACCGCATAGGTGTAACAAATGTGTTTGAAAGAACGCGTGGATTTAAAAATGAAGATACACTGTAAGGATATGAAGCAGTAATTGGTATATATTGCTGAATACCCGATTTATTTACTGGTATATTTGAACCGGCATTATTAACATACATAAAATGGCTTGAAAGCGATATTACAGATTTTATACTAGAATTTCCTTCTGGGTATAATGCTAAACTCGAAATAGAAGACGGTGTAACAACGGGGGCAAATGTGAGGCTGGGATAATAATCTACAAACATACGTGACGAATTATTTGGATTAATATAGCGACTGAAATTTGAGAAATTTGTTTGAATTGTACTGAAGAACGCATTTCCAGAATTACTGATTGTTGACATATTCTGGCGACCCGAAATACCGTTATACGCAATGGATGAAACTATATTTGGATAATTTAATATATTAAACATTGTACTTGCTTGAACAGAACGTATTGTACTTGTAAGTGTACTTACAACAGGAACACCAATAAATAAAATAGAACTTATATTATTTGTCGAAAAAAATACTTCATTTGTTTGACTGCTAATATTAAGTGTAGCTGTTGTTGATGGCGCATTCATAGTTACTTGACCGGGTGTTGCTATACTTTGATAAAAAGAACCTATAATGGAACTTATAGATGTGAAATATGTTTCACCATTCCCTTTAGCAGTAAGTACTAATGATGATGGAATAGGCGAGTTACTTGATGAGTAAAATTTTAAAGCGTTTAATTGTAGTATATCTAAAAACATGCTTTTCCTTGATGTTGCCATTTCTTTTAATATGTTATATTTTGTATTGAAAGATAGTACGAAGTTGTTGAATCAAACGCAAGTGTTACATTACTACTACTAATTCCACCAGCACCATTATTTACAATATTTACAAAGCGGTGTAATACTTGATAACGATTTGTATAATTTGAATTTATATCACTTCCATACACATTTAATCGTATTGGTAATTGAACAATATTAGAATAATTATTATTTTGTACTACATATTTTGTATTATGTGTTTTTATAAATCGATTACTAAACGCAACTACTGTGGAAACATGAACTAATTTTGGGTTCCAGTTAGGATCTAATGATGGTAATAAAATATTTGGATACATATCAATTGTAATTTGCGATTTAGGATTAATGTAATTGGAAAAATTACTTAACTGTAAATCTAAACTTGATACATAAAAATCATTTGTATCTATATAAGTATTAAAGTTTCCATTACATCCGCTATAATGTATTGATGAATTATAAAAACTATTATAAAATGAAGCACTACTTAATGTACTAATGTAAACACTTACATTATTACCAGCAATAACTAAAGCATTGGCTTGATTTAAATAAAAGTTTGTATTGTTTTCTAAAATATCAGTTATACTACTTATCATGTTATTTGTTAGTTTATTGGTTGTAGAAACAAGTGAAGCAGTTGATACATAATTTAATGAACCTAAATTACTAACTAAATTCAGTATTCCTGATGTACTAACATATCCTAATGTAGCTAACCCGTTTAGTGAACTTACTAAAGCGCT